CAGGATATTCAGAGCTAGTAGCAGAGCCTACTGTAGCAAACTGCATACGAACACGGCCTGTAGGGCTAGTCTCTCTAAATGTAATAATACCTGCGGTACCTGTATTAACAGCATACAAACCCTGTAATCGTAATCTACCACCAAATATAGGGGCTGCTACACTGTTAGAAGTACCTGCACTTACATTTCCCGCAGGATCGCCTACTGCTGTAATAGAGGTAATAGAAGTCCAATACCCAACACTAGTAGATGCACTAGCATTAGCACCTACGAGACTTTCTGTAGCCGCATTTCCTAGCTGGTCTAGCCCAACAATAGTAAAGGAAATAGCGTCATCATCCCCAGCGGAGGTGATAGTAATCTTTCTAGCAGCATCCGTAACATAGGGACTAGCGGTCAAAGTGAGCGCAGCATTGTTGCCTACCCCCGCAGCGATGGATATAGCCGCTGCACTCGCTACTGCCGCAGAAATAAATGTCGATTGAATGTCAGAAGAAAAAGACATAATCTACTCCTTACGGTTGGATTGTAGTGTTAAACGCCTGTGCATACATTACAGTAATACGGACAGACCCTGCGTTAGTAGCCGCTGAACCCGTTATATTAAGACGTAAGTCTGAAGTGCCTGTGTTGCCCCACGCTAAAGTTCCACCACCAGAAACACCAAGTGGTTTAATGCCAACAGTAGTACCTGATGCCAATGCGTTTATAAACGTATTAGCTCCACCACCAACCTGACCAACACTAATGTTTGTTGTTGTGTTTGCGGCAGTAGTCATGTCAACAATAATGTTAACAATTTTGGAATTTGCGGGGATTACTATGTTTGTTGCAGCGGCGGCAACTGCGCCACCCGCAAGGGTTTGCGATGCGTCTTGACACGTAACTACGTAGCCTACGTTAGCAACGTCAGTGCCTACAGTTGTGCCTATAGTGTTTCGGATGTTACCAGCGCGGATAGGGCCGGAAAAAGTTGTATTAGCCATTATAGAGTTCTCACATGTGAGTTAAGGAGAATCTGTCTACATGTCGTCAGTCGGGTCTGTCAGATTCACCGGATTGTTTCCCGATATAATAGAACATATCACAGTGTATAGCTTTTCGTCAACAATAAAAAAGGGGGCCGAAGCCCCCTTAGTACAACGTGTTACTACGCGATTAAGCGCCGGGGGAACCGTAGATACCTAGTGGATCAGATACACCGAACGAGTAACGCTCACGAGCCTTATAACGGCTGTTACCAGTGTCGAAGTCCGCGTCCATAGAAGTAGCCATTGGGCTACGAACGAAGTGCTTCAAACCATTAGGTACGTCAGTCATCATAAACCATGCATCAGTATCAGTCAGGTAATGGTTAATTGCATAACCCTGTGGAACGGCACCATTGCTCATAATAGCGTTAATGTCGTTGTCCGCAGTTCCTACGCGGCCTTCAGTCTCAAGCAAACGAGTTGCAACAAACTGTAAGGAAGGTGGGATAACTAGCTTCTTAGGCTTGGCCGCGATCAAAAGACCACGCTCATCGGTGTAGCCAGCAATCTGAATGATAGCTGCTTCCAAAGAAGTTTCGTTAAGGTCGGCTGCAACCGCAGGACGATTAGAGTTAACACCGCCGTTAACCAGTGGGTGAGCAGCAGAACAAAGTACTTGTCCGTCGCCGTAAGTAGTGCCAGCAGCAAAAGCGTTGTTAAGAATATCAGCGCCTTTAACTTGCTTAGTGTAAGCCATTCCACGAGCTAGTGCTTTGGTGTAACGAGATGACAGAGAGTCATACAAGTTATCTTCAATCGCTTCTTCAGTGATTGCAAAGCCCATAGCAACAGTTTCATGCGTGTAGCGTGCAGTGAAAGCTTCTTGCGCGTTGTCATACTCGATTGATGAACCTTCACGCTTGACAGGTGCAGAACCGAAGCCTGACAGCTTGGTTTCTTCTTCAAAAGAACGATCAGAGGTTTCAGTCTCAAAAATCTCTTTATGCTCTTCGCCGTATTTCGCGTACTCTAGGCCAAACAATGCGTTTAGTCCGGGGAGTAGCTCTTTTAGTAATTGACTTCTTGAAATAGCCATCTAGTTATTCTCCTATAATTCCGGTACCAAACTGGTGGTACGGTAGGTTAAATTTAACCAAGACATCAGTCCTAGCGTCGCCAATGGTAGAACCAGTTTTAGTTACAAAACCGATTACTTTAAAAGCTCTAGATGCAGTCGCAGTAGTAGCGTCGAGTGCAATGTTAGACTTACCAGTAGCAGTGTTTACAGAAGTAGTAGCATTCTGTGCGCCAGTCAAAGGAGCATTGTGACCAAGAGCAGTCTGAGCAATAGCGCCATCAGCTTGTACTTGGAAAGTTACGCCAGAATCGACTATAACATAAGCAGTAGCGTTAGCAGTGCCTGAAGGGTAAAACTGAGCAAATATCAATTGGCCTTCAGCATTGATGTATTCACAACCAACAAACACGCCTAGTGCGCCGATAGCGTTACCACCAAGGTTGTTATTAGTTGCGTCTGCGCCAGTGCCAGAAGCTAGTTGAACATAACCTGCATTGATCTCTACAAGAGAACCGTAGCCAATATTTTGCGCTACGCCAGCAGGAGTAATAAGAAAAGCGTCACGAGCACCCGTATAAGGGGTACCGTCAGCTTTACGTACGGGAACAAACCCGTAAGGAGCGGCTGTAGTTGCCATTTTATTTCACCTATAAAAAATTTAGTTTAAGTTCCCTTACCGAAGGTAACTTTCGATTTCCGCTCATTAAATAGCGGCATACGTGGATCATTTTCTCGCATGAAGCTGTTATCAACTGACTGCATTTGCGCCTTACTTTGAGACTCATAGTACTCATTTCGTTCTTCAGCCAGTTCTTTTGGAGCCTTACACAGCATTAGTCCTCCAATTACTACGTTATCTTTAAACCGTTCCTGTTCAATAGTAACCATAGTTATTTCGGGATGATCCGATGCTTTTACTGGTTCCCACCCTTCACGCAATTTAGACGAGAGATTTGTGGCATCCACATTACCTTGCGTGCTTACACGAATCCAACGAAATGCATAGCCGTGCTCGTCATTCGGCGAAGGTAAAACCTCCGGCTTCTTCCAAGCTTTTTTACGGGCCGTTTTCTCACGGGTTACGTTCTCACGATTAATTCTGTTATCAGCCATTATATTTTCCTCATCTCTTCAGCAACCTTTTTGGCGTATAGTTCCAATGGAACCCCAAGTTTTTTAGCGATAGCTACCTGTGTTTGCGTTAATCGCACCTTCTTAGGTGCTGTGCTCCGCGTAGCGGGGGCAACCACATTTGACCTTCGTTTAGACCCAGTCTCCTCTGCTTCCCCTTCAAAATTGTTAGGGAACAGCTTCTGCATACGAGAATTTATAGTCTCGTAGTATTCGTCACTAGAAGGATCTATACCTTCTTCTGTAACAAGTTTCTCATGTAACCCCATAGCGTAACCAGTCATTTCTTTGTCATCACCAAACCAAGGGTTTTCTTTGGCCCAGTTTGATGCTTTTTCATCTACTTCTGGCTGTTGAGTTACATTTCGTTGAGGTATTTGTACCTCATCGTCTTGCGTTTGTAAAGAAGAGGGTTGGAAATTCTCAAGTTTGTCTGCTTTTATACCCGCAACATTCATTTTTTCTTGGGCTTCAAGCAGTTTATCAGCATCGCCAGCTTCATAGGCTTGTTTATAAGAACGTTTTGCTAACAACATTTCGCCAGCAGCAGTTCTTTTAGCCTGTTCTAGTAACACTTCTTGATTTTTATCAACCGTACCTTTTAACTTGTTATTTTCTTCAACAAGATTTTTAGCAAAACTCTCTAATTCTTGGCTTTGGCGTTGGGACGCTTCTTTGGCGCGTCTTTCGTCGTGGTAGCCTTTGCTGAAATGTTTGATTCGGTTACGAACTTTTTCAGAGTAATCTTCCAACTCTTCATCTGTAACCTCATTCGGAGGAGAAGAAGGTTTACGGTTACGGTCAGACTTCGGTACATCGTCAACAATCTCAACTTCATATTCATTTTCTTTTTCCTTATAGTCTTTTTCTTCTTTTTTACCAGATAGGTCTATTTCTACCGCTTCACTGGACTCTATTTCTATATCGTTACTACTTTCCTCGTCATCAGGAAAATTAAACTCAACTTTTTGAAAAGCCATTTGCTACTCCTTACACTCGTGTTACGCCACGAGGATCGCTTACTACCGCTTCAATTGAGTCATCGTTCATTAAACGATACTCAACCCCATTTACTTTAAACCGTGTACCTGTGTTCATACGAAACATTACATAGTCTCCTTGCTTACACCAAGGGCCAGTAGGGAAACGGTCTTCATCTGAATAGGCTTGTTTGCCCATATCCAGTACAAGTCCAATAGTAGACATAACCGTATCTAACTGAACTTCTCTGTTAGATTTAATAATCCCACTATCGCCGTACGTGTCTTCTACTTCTGGCATGGCTATTAATACTCTATAGCCTACGGGAGTCGGTAGTTGATTCTCTAACTCTTCTTCCGTTATTTCTTCTACAGCATTGCTTAAATCAGTCATTGTCATCATCATCCAAATAGTTGCGCGAGAGATCGTTAACATGGTTCAAACAGGAGATGAGACCTCGTAGCATTCCTGTTATTTCTTTGTACTGAGCGAAGTCTTTAGCTCCTCCATTACCTAGAAATTCTGTTGCTGAAGACATATCGGCTTCGATTTTACTTCTTAGCACGTCAAAGACGGTAGTAGACATATTTTATCCTTTTGGTTTGCTTTTGACCTCTTTCATTAAATCAAGGTCAAGTTTAGTGTTAGCTGTTCTTCTATCCGCAGCTAGTTTAGCGCCCGCTTTCTGGGCATCTATTTGCAGCTCCTGCTTATCCAACTCAAGTTTAGCTGCATCTATCTGCAAATCACCTTGATTCTTCTGAGCTTTGAGCTGTAATTCCGCTTGTTTAACCTGCATATCGGCTTGATCTTTCTGAGCCTTACGTTGTACTTCTTGCTGCTTAACCTGTAGCTCCGCTTGCTGCAACTGGAACGCTGGGTCTTGCTGTTGTTCTTGCGCTTTCTTCTGTGCTGCTTCTTGTTGGTTCTGCTGAGTAACTTGCTTACCCGCATCGGCCATAACTCTAGCCAACTGAACTTCCATATCTTCAGACATCTCTTCATTAGGTGCTGGTAATGGTGCGCCTAACTTCTCTTCCATCTGCTTGCGGTACTTGAACCCAAGGTGTTCTGCAATGTGCGCTTGAAGCGCAGCCATGATTTGTTGAGCTTGAGGGTTCTGTCCGATAGTTTGAGCGATCATCGGGTCTTTAATGAACGATTCATGCGTTGCCATATGGGCCTCGTGGTCTTGATAGATAAAGGCTTTTATGGGGGTACCTGTTAGCGCATTCATGTTCTCGCTTACAGGATCGCTTGGCTTTATATCATCTTTCACTGGGACTAACTTATCAGCGTTCTTAATGCCTAAGACATCAATCATCTGACGGTGTAGTTGCGGCAGGTCATAAATCTGCGGGGCTTGTTGTGCCATCTGTAACACAGCTTGATACTGTACCACTCGCTGTGCCATTGTAGAGCTGTTAGGGTCACTTACAGGAATAACGTCTACTAATCTATAGTCTGACTGCCGTGCTGACATTTCGCCTCTAAGAGGCTGATAATCGTACTCAGCGGGTGCATACTCAGCCATGATAGCTTTGAGCATCTTAAACTCTTGCTTCATAGCATAGTGAACACGCGCCTGTACTGCTGCCATAGGCTTCAACGTACGTTCTAGCAACGCTAGGGTAGTACCTACTGGAGCATTAGCTGACATGTCAGATATGTTCATATCACTAATAGCGCCTAAACGACGACCTTCCTTAGTAATCTGATCAAGCAACGCTAGCAGAGTTTGGCTAGGTTCCTTGTAAGGAAGGGGCATTATGTTCTCGCGGATGCTACCGGATGGTACATCTACATCCTTCCATTCCCCCGGCTCTATCGGAGAATCATCGCCTTTAATGCGTAGTCCACGGGATTTTAGACCCCCCGGAAGGTTAGATAGGGTACCAGCGTCCACCAATTGCCGTATAAGCGATGTTCCCGCTCTAGCGTACCCACCTATAATGTGTATCAGTCCAAGGCCGTAGAAGCCAAATCCGGGGACATATACGTAATGTACAAAGTGCTGACGCTTCAATGTCAGCATGTCATCCTCGTTCCAGTTACGGCGGATAGCGAGTATCTCGTTGCTACCGCGCTCTATTGTAACCACGTAAGGCTTGGCTATATCGTCTTCATCATCTACACCTTCAATAACAAGGTCTGCATGAATCTCGTACATAGCATAGCGATCATCGTCAGTAAGAGAGAACCCGCCATCTTCGGCTTTCTTCTCTTCAATGTCAGTATGGAACGTTTGGGGTTCGCCTAGGTCTATATCACGATAAAACCCATTTACCTGTAGCTTGCGTAGGTCATTCTTAGTCTTACGCATGATATGTGTAACACGTTCGGCAGACTCTATATTAGAGCAGCCGTAAGGCACGATAACGTCTTCTGCGGGGATATAGATAGCGGTCTGTCTACCTAGGTTAGGATCGAAGTAAACCTTCTTAAACGCCGATCCTGCCAGTCCTAGGCTATATAGCATACGCTCATGTTCTGGGCGGTACTCAACCATGTTCTCGGTGAGCTGGTAATTCATGTCGGCTTTTACCCGTTCTGCCGCTTCATCTTTCTCTCTAGTCTCGGAACCTAGAACTTTTACACGAACTGGCCCTGCTGCGGGGAAAGT